GGCTAAAGGACTATGGAAAACCAACCGAAAGACAACGTATGTACAGCAAACTGTGGCGGGAGGTCATACTCCCCGAGCTCATCGACAACACGCTCCGTGGATCATCCGGAGCACTACAACCAGCACCCGTCTGGCACCGAGTGCATCCAGGTCGCCGAGCACTTCAATTTCAACTTGGGAAACGTCATCAAGTATGTGTGGCGAGCAGGTCTCAAGTACGAAACGCAGCGGGAAGACTTGGAGAAGGCCGCTTGGTATCTTCGCCGAGAGATTGCTCGCATCACAACCAAAACAAAATGAACAACATAACACACGAAACCGTTGAGCTTCTGGCTTTGACGGAGACACTGCTTCAGTCGCACCCAAACCGGCGTGCGTTCGAGGCGACATTCAAGCGTATCGAGGCCGAAATCATGCGCCTCAGAAAGGAGAGCAAATGAACCTGCCAAGCTGGTACGATGGTTGGCTTACGAACGACGAGAGCGAAGCCGAGAAACAATGCCGTTGCGGTAATGTCATGGAGTGGAGCGTGCGCAGCGAGATGTGGTTCTGCCCTGACTGCGACAATGTGCCAAACGAGGAGGAGGCGAAATGAGCGGAAGAACAGCCTGCTGTGGGACGTGCGGAGCATTCCATGAACCGCATTGCCCGACAACAATCCCCGTCAATGTTTATCCTCCAGTGCATGGGTTTATTCAGTTGCCGATTGATTGGGAGAGAGTGCGTATCGATGCCGCGATTGCGGCGATGCAGGGGATGCTTGCGTGCGGTGGATGGGATTCAGAGCGGTTGGCAAACGTGGCGGTGCAATACGCCGATGCACTCCTCGCCGAACTGAAGAAGGAGGAGACGAAATGAGCAGCGACCAAATAGAACAGGTCATCGGGCCGATACCGACCCTCGTTCAGAAGCAGACAGGCTCACCTATAGTGGTGCTGCTGGTACGCGATGAAGCAGGGGAGAACCACATTGTCGCCAACGGCAAAGAGTGGCGGTCATTCCTGATGTCGGCGGCAGGGAAAGTGATGGACGGGCTAATCAGCGAGAAGGAGGTGCAACCATGACCAACGATCAAATCAACCACGCCATCGGTGAGTTGCACGGATGGCAAGCGGACTACTGCGGCGACCTGAACGCCATGCACGAAGCGGAGGACGAACTCAGTGGAAACCAATACATGGTTTACGCTAACATCTTGGGTGCCGTAGAGGGGTCTTTATTTGGCATTCGCGCCACCGCCCGGCAACGTGCAGAGGCGTTTCTGCGGACGCTGGGCAAATGGGAGGAGGTGGCGAAATGACCAACGAACAAATCAACGTGGCGATTGCACAGGCGTGCGGGTGGATGGACATTGAAGAATGCACCTGTGGGTTCAAAACAAGAGGGAACCCGCCTTGGTATTCCGCGCACAAAAAGCACATCCCCGACTACTGCACTGACCTCAACGCCATGCACGAAGCGGAACAGATGCTGACGGAAGACCAGTTCAAAATGTACACGCACTGGCTTGAGAAGCTGATGCCGAATACAGAGTATCGCTCTTTACTGTGTGCGCCATCCAGCCGCCGCGCAGAGGCGTTCTTGAGGGCAATGGGCAAATGGGAGGAGGTGGCGAAATGACCAACGAACAAATCAACGTGGCGATTGCACAGGCGTGCGGGTGGACGATTCTAAAAAAACCATTAAGCGGATTCGGATTTGCCGCTTACGCAAAAGAGCCAAATGGGGATCCGTCACCTGGAATTCCAGACTACTGCGACGACCTCAACGCGATGCACGAAGCCGAAAAGTCTATCTCAAATGACCTTTGGCAGTGTTACTTCAACCAACTGGCGCGTGTCACAAAAGCAGAGCAATCCGATGATAGAGTGTTCTTTTGTGCGACGGCCCGTCAACGCGCAGAGGCGTTTCTGCGGACGCTGGGCAAATGGGAACCAGTAGTAAAGCATCCCTTTACAACTGACGGAGACCATTTGGGTGACGTCAACAAAATGGTCGGGGAGGTGCAGCCGTGAGCACGTTGAAGAACTGGCTCGAAGAGCATGGGGCTTGTGAAGACGGCTCAAGGTGGGCACTGCGTACAGGCTGCGAGACAATTGAAGAGATTTGGCTCCGCGATGACCTAAAACCAGTGTGGCGCATCTGGATTGCGACTCGCAATGGCATGGTGTCAGACCGTATCTTACGAAAGTTTGCGTGCGCTTGCGTCCGGCAAGTCTGGCATCTGCTCACTGACGAACGTAGTCGAAACGCCGTTGAGGTTGCGGAGAGGTTTGCTGACGGGAATGCGACCAAGGAGGAGTTAAAGCAAGCGAAACATGCAGCTTGGGACGCAGCTTGGAACGTAGCTTGGGCCGCAGCTTGTGCCGCAGCTTCTGACGCAGCTTGGGACGCAGCTTCTGACGCAGCTTGTGCCGCAGCTTGTGCCGCAGCTTCTAACACAGCTTCTGACGCAGCTTGTGCCGCAGCTTCTGACGCAGCCAGAGAAGCGCAAGCGAAGATTCTGCTGGAGCTTCAGCCAAGATTGGAGGTGCAGCCGTGAGCGACTCATGCACATCGTGCGGCGTCTTGTGGCGGGAGCACCCAAGCGTTGCGTTCACCTGCCGGTCTTTGAGCGAGGCCGCTGAAGAGCGAGACGAGTACAAGGCTCGTCTTGAAACTGCATCTGACACCATCAAACGACTCGAAGGTGAGCTCGCCGAATGGCGGCTAGCCAGCGGTGTTGAGGGGCCACTATTCTTGAAACATGAAACTGCTGGCAACCATCTTTGCGGCAATCGCGATCGCTGACACCGTGAAACTCTACCAACAAGAAGATAAAGCCTCCGTCACCGCGTATGTGGCCGTGTTGCTTTTGGCGATATTCGGAATCTTTTACGCACTCAAGAACGACCAAGATGAGCATCTTTAAGCCAGAGACAAAGAAGGTAATCGGGAACGAGCCGGCACAGGCTGCTATCGCAGCGGTGCTGGATGATGCCATTCTGAAGCGGCAGGCAAGCCAAGAGAAGCGGGACTACCTCGGGGCGTCCCGATGGGGTGAGGCGTGCGAGAGGCGCCTTCGGTACGAGTACGAGCACACGCCTGAGGACGAAGGCTCGGGCTTCTCAGCGGAGGTGCTGCGCATCTTTGACATGGGGCACGACGGCGAAGACCGCATGGCGAAGTATATCCGAGCCGCTGGGTTCGACCTCCTCACCGCGAAGAGCGACGGCAAACAGTTCGGCTTCCGAGCTGCGGACGGACGCCTCGGCGGACACATCGACGGCATTGTCGCCGGCGGCCCCATCATCACCGGTGTTGAATATCCACTGCTGTGGGAGAACAAGGCACTCAACGACAAAAGCTGGAACGACACCAAGAACAAGGGCGTGAAGGCGTCCAAGCCGGTGTACTACGCCCAGATGCAAATCTACTGCGCGTACCTCGACATCCCCGCTGGCGGTATGTTCACGGCGCTCAACCGCGACACCGGTGAGGTGCTCGTTGAGTTGGTTCCGTTCGACGCGCTCGCAGCCCAAGAAGCCTCGGATCGCGCAGTGCGCGTTATTGACGCTCAGTCGCCCAAGGAACTCCCGCGCCTCGGGAACGACCGCACCGACTTTCGGTGCAAGTTCTGCTCGTTCAAGTCCACTTGCTGGGAGGATGTTCCCATGCAGGGAACTCCAAAAGCAACCAAGCCGTTTTGGCTTAAGTAAGTTACTACCCCAAACAAAATGCAGCCACTGACAGATCGTCGCGGCTTGGTCGACCTACGCCAAGCCCAAGAGCACCTTCGCCTCATTTTCGGCGAGAGAGATTGGAAAGAGAACGAGTTCATATGCGTTCGCGGTATTGGAGAGAAAGGCACTGACCAAGAGGGAGTCTTCCGCGAGGACATCGTCGTGGAACCCGCCACGGAAGGCTTCACGCCTGTGTTGTCGGCCACCGAGCGGTGGGCGCAGTACAATGTGGCGACCTTCGTTGTCCCAGGCATCTTGAGCGACCGGCGTGCCACAAGCGCCAACGTAGCGCGGATGCGCTCGCTGGTCGCAGACCTCGATGCGGGGGACACTGATGCCAAGATGCGAGAGCTCACCGAGCAACTAGGTGAGCCGTCGCTGGTGGTGTGCTCCGGTGGGACAACCGACGAAGGCACACCGAAGCGGCACGTCTGGTACGCTCTGGATGATGAAGTGCCCGTCTAGCAGGCCATCCGGATGC